AAGGTGGGGAGACACAACGTAAAAAACTAGTTACCGATTTATTTAACAAATTATGAAAGTTTACAGATATGTTACAACATTAGTAAAGATACCTTCTAACCCAAATGAAGTTGGTATTTTTACTAAAAAAACTGAATATGATTGCGTTACACAAAAAGACTTATTAAATTTGGTTAATCTTCATCTAGATAACTATATCGCAGATATGGAATATGGTGTATTAAACCCTAACAAGTACACCTATAATGAATCTACAATAACTATAAGTGCAAAGAATGAAGAACTAGAAAATCCTGATACCTATCCTCCTGAGTGTGTAGATGTATATCGTACTAATAGAAAAGACGCACTACAAGTAATTAGTTATTTGCCTATCGATGATGAAGCATTTAAACGGGTTAAAGTTTATATTAATCCGTTTGAAGAGTATTCAGGTACATTGAATTTAAATTCAGATGGTGTTTACCCTAAATCATCTTCAGATAAATTAGTAACAGGTCTTTACAAATATCTTAAATCAAACTTAAACACTTCATTTAGTGAACTATGGAAACAGCACATAGGTGTAGTAGATGTAAGACAAGCTCTTATAACTAATTTATTCAACAAGTTATGACTTATTGGTTAATAATGCTTTAGGTGCAGTATTAAGTAATATACCCATAAGAGCACCTTCAGCACCTTCTTGTACATCAAAGAATCTATTCAAACTAACTAAGATAGCATGGAAGATGTGTTCTGGTAAAGACAATTTAAGACTAAGAGCGAGTTGGTGTGCTTTTTGTTTAGCTGCTGCGTATTCAGTGTTACCTTTGAATGAAGGGTCATCTCTTAATTTAGGAGCAATTAATTTAACTAAGTTATAGAGATCAATGAGTGGTTGGGCTTGTGGGTGTGATTGTAACTGTGCCATTACATTTCTATTTGATTTAAAGCTCTTAATAGCTTGAGCTACATCACCAGATTTTTGTATATTGTTGAGTGTATTATTATAGAATCTAACTAATGATACAATAGGGGTAATGGTCAAATAGGTCATACCACCCATATTTTCAGCTTCATTTTTTCTATGTTTCAACACTGCAAAGTATCTATCTAAAGCATTTTTCAATTTTGCTCTATCATCTGCAACTTCAAGTAATATATAGGTTAATTTATCTAACAATGTAGCTTCATTTTCCTTTATATATGTTACTGATCTTTTCATTACTTCTTCTAAATCTTCTAATTCTTCATTAACTTTATCTAACATTGCTATAATACGATCTTCAGAAGTTGGTTTAGCAGTACGAAGAGTTTTTTCTAAAGAAGCTTTACGTTGTAAGAGTGCATTTAATGCTGGTATGGAACCTTTAACAACATTCCATTCAGAGATAAAAGGTTCAACAAGTTCAACAAATTGCTGTTTTGCTTCAGGTACATCCATTAACTTTTTGAACCCATCTGCAATAACTGCAAAGGTAGCCTTAACACCTGCTGGTGTGGGTGAAGTGGGATGTTTAATATCTTCTTCAGGATCTCTATTAATGAAACCAATATCAGCTATAGTGCTTTTAGTTGGCATGCCTCTTACTTTTTCACCTTCTCTTGCAGAGTGTGAACCCAAGAGATACCCTGAACGTTCAGCTTCCACTACTAACTCATTAAACAACATATGCAATTATTTATCTAGATTGCATTGATTTATCTTATAAATTATTCCATATGTATAGTAAAGTACTTATCTGCGGTTTACCTGGTAGTGGTAAAACAACATTTGCTAAATTTTTAATCGAAGAATATATAAAGAACAATATACCTTATTATTGGCTTAATGGTGATAAGGTAAGAGAAGACAGTAATGATTGGGACTTTTCAATGGATGGTAGACTAAGACAAACAGTAAGAATGTGTAATTTAGCTAATGGTATTAAAGATAAAGATGTAATTATTGATTATGTTTGTCCATTAGAAGAGTATAGATATATGTTATCTCCAACTTACACAGTATTTTTAGATACTGGTACTAATACCAAACATGAAAACACTAAGAAGATATTTGAAATACCAGCATCACCTAATTTAGTTATTAGAGATAAGGATGCTATTGAGTTATCTGCAAAAGATTTATATGAGTATCTAACTAAGCTTCATTAAAGATATAGTGTATACTTCTTTCTAGATAGTGAATTTCTTCACTATTTTTACAATCAAATGTGGATAAAAGTGCTTGATAATACTCTTTAGGGTGTTGTAAGATTTTATTTTTAGATACTACAAATATAATTCCATGGTACCAGATCATAGTTTCAGGATCTGGTCTTGGTTTCTTTATATAAGTATCCCAATATTCACCATAGGTAAGTTTAGCTGGTTTAAGTTCACCAGATTCAAACTCTTTCAACCATTTATTATGGTGAATTAATCTATCCCAACCATGAAAAGGTAAGTGTATTGATCCACACCAATTACCTCTTCTCTCACAAACACCTAAGAATTCTTTATTTCTAAATTTATCTACATGAAACTCAGGATCATGAAAGTAAGGATCACTTTGACTAAACAGGACATAATCAGGTAAGTTATCATAAAAAGTGGTTATGTAATGCGGTATAGTGTAAGCATCTTTACCAATATTAGGTACTCTAATGTAGTTATTATCCAATATTAATGTTTCAGTTAAGCTATCTTTTTTATCATAGAAAATAGTATTAGAAGGTAGAGGATTAATTGGTGTAACTTCATTATAGAGTGTTACAACTAACTGTAAATTATCTTTCAATCTACAATATTTTAGGTAGTGATTTTTAGATAATCAAGCATAAAATATAGAAATATGATTCAAGAACTGCAATCTAAATTTAAGTCTATGACAGATTTTAATCCTGAATATGTAGAAAAATTTATTTGTAATCTTGGATTAAGTGATAAGATAGACTTTTTACCAGATAGTTACAAACAATACTACAAGAGTGAAGGTTATAGATTGTATTGTTCACCATATGTCTTAGCACACACATTAATCAGACTTAGACCATTTTTAAATGTATCTACATTTAATTTCTATATTGGATGTGAGCCTATAGAGTATGACATTTACTTTAATCAACTATTTGAAGCATTTTTTGCTAATAGTAGTATAAAGGAAGTGGAATGTGTTATCACCGATGAAATTTCACAATGTGATATTGCATATGTAAGTGAAAATGTACCTATGGAGAAACTTAGGAGCATTATTGAATCCACTAAGAATGTAATTGTTATTGAAAACTTGTATGACTTTAATAAGCTAGAACAATTGCAACAATTTAATAATGACAATGTAATTAGTTATTATATACAAGAGGGTGCTGATAATCCTAAGAGTTCAGTTGCAATATTGTATAAGAGTTTAGCAATGTTTGAATAAGTAATCATATGAAGAAGTTTTACGGGTTGCTTAAAGAGTATGAAGGTGGTAGTTATGATCAAACCAATGATGGACCTAATGCTAACAAAGCAGGTTTACCAGGAAGTGGTGGTATAACCCCTGCTCCATATCGTAGTTTTCAAGCTGATGAAGAAGAACTCAACACACCAAATGGTAAGATGAAAGGTGATTTAAAGAGGTTGCTTGATGGTTTAAGAGACAAAGATCAATTGGATAAAAATGGTTTAACCAGACTTTGCACTTCATTGGAACAAATAATTGCAAAAATATAGTTGAAGGAAACAGTGTGTAGGAGTATAATTAATAATGTATGAAGAATACATTAATTAAAGTAATCGCAATCGGTGCAGCCTTGGTTTCTTTTAACTTGGCTGCTCAAAACAGTTCCAGCATTGGTGCTAGTGTTGGGTACAATAACAACTATGCAGTCAATGGTGTAATTCGAGCTAAGTCAGCTCCGTTTTTCAACTTTGACGCTACCAAGTCATTGAAGTATGCTGATGTATACATTGGAGGTATTTTGCTTCCTAACAACAACCTCGACCAGTCTCACTGGACCGCTGGTGTTGGTAACAAGTTCAATCTCTTTGGAGATTTTGCTCTTCGTACTGACGCTACCGTTACTCGTCATCAATCCGGTATTGCTGGCATTCCTAATTCCACTGAAGTTGGTTTGAAGGCTGAAGTACAGAACCCTTATGCTACTCCTTATGTGAGAGGTTCTTATGATTATAACCTCGACCAGACTGGTGTTGCTGCTGGTATCTATCGTGAGCAAGCTCTTCCATACGGTTTCAAGTTTACACCGCTTGCTGAGTACGGTCGTTTTACCGATTATGAGTATTTGACCTTTAAGGCTTCTCTTACTCGTCCGTTCACTACTCCTGTTGGTGTTGTTACCCCGTTTGCTGAGGCTGCTTGGTTGGATAACGACTTCAGCATTAGCAAGTACAACTTCGCCTTGAAGGAAGCTTCTGGTACTATGCTCTATGTGGCTGGTATTTCTTTGAAGTTCTAATAGGTTAGATAATTATAGCCCTCAATGTGCGTAATGCCATTGGGGGTTTTTTCATCTTTATACATAAATATATATGTGAATTTTCAAGAGTATTACTACACCCATCAGCAAACTGACGAAGGATTAAAGAGCTCGTTAGCTGCTGCAGGTTTAGCAGCTATGTTACCATTTGCTGGTTTAGCTGGTGATAAAGCACCAGTAAAACAAAAACCAGCCATTACCGTACCAGTATTAAAACCATTAAGTGTTCAAGAAGCTTTATTACCTGATAATATTATAGCTGCAACATTGACTGGAGAAGCAAGAGGTGAGGGTGAGAAGGGTATGCAAGCAATTTTAAATGTCTTGCAAAATAGATTGAAATATGCTAAAGAAACAAATTTTGATAAGATAAAAGATATAGCATTACAAAAACATCAGTTTGAAATATGGACAAGTAGAAAAACTGATGAACAAAAAGCTGAATTTGTTAATAAAATGCGTAAGACACCACAATGGGCTACTGCTATAAAATTAGTTGAAAGAGCAAGACAGGGTAAATTAGAAGACTTAACCAATAATGCTACATTTTATCATACAAATAAAATGGAACCTAATTGGGCTGATTCATTTACTAAGACAAATACAATTGGTAATCATATATTTTATAACCATGGTAAAGAGTTTATAACACCATTTTTACCTAAAAAGGTAATAAAGAAGAAACCATTAAAAGAAGAAATTGATACTCCTAATAATGGTTTCTTGCAAAGACCGGTTGGTGGTCCTAATTTAGTAAACTTCAGTCCTAACTTTAAAGATGCACCAGGTGGTATATATTTAGGTAGCGATCAAATACACACTCCAACAATACAGGCTGCTAGATTAAGAATGTTATATAATAAGAAAAAGAAAAAACGTTCTAAACGTTAACTCATTCTTTGATAAGCATACACTGTATAGCCAGCAATATTGTAAGAACCTAAAAAGTTCCAAATACCAGCAATAAAGCTACCTGAAATTAAATTAAAGTCACCAGGGTTACCAGTGTAGTTAAAAGAAGCGGTACTTGTAGTTGGATCTACATATGGTATAATAGTTGTATAGATAGTATTTACAGGATACATTACTTCTAACAAACTATTAACTTCTAAAGTAATTGCACCTGTATTGGTGAAAGATTTAACAGATGGGTTACCATCTATATTCAAATAATCACCAACCTCCACAGAAGTTACTGTACCATTAGATTCACCAGCAACTATAGCCCAATTAACAGGTGAGGTGGCTGGTAAAGCAGTAAGTGAATATGTTTTACTATTATAGAAAGCTATATCATTAACCTCAGCATTAAGAGTGATTAAAGTAGCTTCACTTGGAACCTCACCCCAAATTTTGTTAGATGTTACAATACCACCTGGTGTAGTGCCATTACCAATATAAAGTCTTGTGGTATCGGTGGTATAGCCGAGTTCAGCTTGTGATAAAGTGACACTTAATCTATCAGTATTTGTACCTTTTCTAATTAAAATTTTTGCTATTTCTGATGGCATAAAAATATTTAATTTACGCTTATTAGATTAACACATGTGAGCATTGATTATTTACTGGTTCTAGCTAAATTGTGTTGTGAGTAAAATATTCATTCAAATTGCTGCTTATAGAGATCCTGATCTTCAGAATACTATTAAGAGCTGTCTTGAAAATGCTGAACATCCTGAGAATTTAAGATTTGGAATTTGTTGGCAACACCATCATCTCGATGATTGGGATAAACTTGATGAATATAGAAACAATCCGCAATTCAATATTATCGATGTAGATTCACGTAAAGGTAAGGGTACATGTTGGGCACGACATATGATTCAACATCTTTATTGTGAAGAAGAGTATACACTTGCAATAGACTCACATATGCGCTTTGTAGAACATTGGGATACTAAGTGCATTAACATGATTAAGCTTTTACAGAGTAAAGGACATGCTAAACCTTTACTTACCGGATACGTAACAAGTTTTAATCCAGTTAATGATCCGCATGGTCGTGAAACTGACCCATGGAAGATGATTTTCGATAGATTTATTCCTGAAGGAGCTATCTTCTTTTTACCAACTTCCATGAGGGGTGATGAACTTTTAGAACCAATTCCATCTAGATTCTACAGTGCTCACTTCTGTTTTACTCTTGGAGAAATGTGTCATGAAGTACCTCACGATCCAAATTATTACTTTCATGGTGAAGAAATCAGTATTGCTGTAAGAGCTTTCACACATGGTTACGATTTATTCCATCCAAACATGATTATTTGCTATCATGAATACACCCGTAAGGGTAGACCTCACCATTGGGATGATTGTAATAAGAAGGATGGTAGGCGTTATGACTGGTGGGAGGTAAATGAGATGTGTCATAAACGTAATAGAATCTTATTTGGCATGGATGGTGAAGATCCTAACCAGATTAACTTTGGTGAATTTGGTTTTGGTAATGTGCGTACTGTGGAGGATTATCAAAAATATGCCGGTATTAACTTTAAGTTAAGATCTGTAACACAAGAAGTTATTGATAATGTATTACCTACATATGATTATCACAATAAACCTGATCAACAGTGGTTAAGAAACTGGTGTGTAGACTTTTATGTACCAGCAGATCGTATACCAAGTGATGTGGAATACACATTTTGGTACAGTTGTGTGCAGGATGCTGACGGTAATGAGCTTGCAAGACTTGATATACACGGTAAACAACTGCATGAAATCATTAGTAGAGAACAAGATAAGTCAGCCTATAGGTGGCCTATTGGTGTATATAGCAACGTACCACCAGCTAAGTATGTGGTATGGCCAATGGATAAGCAAGGTAACTGGCTTGAAAGAGTTGAAATTGATATTCCTAAACCGATTTAACATTGAAAATCGGTTAGTTTTTATTTAATACCTGTATGAGATCAGATGATACAATTTTTATTCAAATTGCATCCTATAGAGACCCACAGTTACTTACCACTTTACATGATTGTTTACAAAATGCTAACAATCCGCAAAATTTAAGATTTGCAATTGCAAGACAATTTCGTGAGGAAGATGGTTTCGACAATGTGGATGAATTTAGGAACGATCCAAGATTTAAAATAATTGATATTAACTGGCGTGATAGTAAGGGTGTTTGTTGGGCTCGTAATTTAGTACAACAAGAATACGATAACGAAACATATACTTTCCAAATTGACTCGCATATGCGATTTGCTAAAGGTTGGGATACTATAGCAATCGATATGATAAAGATGTTGCAAAATAAAGGTTATAGAAAACCATTATTAACTGCATATACTTCTTCATTTAATCCTGATAATGACCCTGCTGAACGACAATTAGATCCATGGTTTATGGAATTTGATAGATTTATCCCTGAGGGTGCTATCTTTTTCTTACCTGCTACTATACCAGATTACAAAGTTAGAGTAGAGCCAATGAGGGCTAGATTCTATAGTGCTCATTGTACATTTACTCTTGGTCAATTTTGCACTGAAGTTCAGCATGACCCTAATTATTACTTCCATGGTGAAGAGATTAGCATTGCTGCAAGAGCTTATACTTGGGGTTATGATTTATTTCACCCACATAAGATTATAGCTTGGCATGAATATACCCGTAAAGGTAGACCTAAGCAATGGGATGATTCTGCAAATTTAGTTAATGTTAATGGTGAAGTCATGACAGCAAATGATGTTTGTCATTTAAGAAACCGTAAATTATTCGGTATGGATAATGTACCACAAGATGTAGATTTTGGTATTTACGGTTTCGGTAATGAAAGAACATTAGAGGATTATGAATTATATGCTGGTGTAAACTTTAAAAATAGAACAGTTCACCCTTATACATGGCCTCAAAAGTTAGAACCACCTACACCTAACTGGAAAAATAACCCTGATATTTACCCCACAAAGGAATCTTATGAAAAAGATATGGGTAGAAACTGGTGTGTTGATATTTGGATAGATGGTACTAAAGTTAAACTACCAGATAACAGTCTCTATGACTTTTGGTATGTAGGTGCTCATGATGAAAATGGTGATGAAGTATATAGAGAAGACTTACAACCATATAGAATTGAAGAAGAATTATCTAAATCTAATTGTAGTTTCTTCTTAAAGTTTTGTTCTGATAAAAGACCAGTTAGTTGGACTGTATGGCCTCACAGATCTGATACTGGTTGGTGTGATAAGATTGGGCCAGTTACAGTAAATTTACCATAATATGAAAGATACTTTTAACACTTTACAATTGCATAAAATATTTGATATTTCGATGAGAAATACAAATAGACATAAAGGTGCTAATACATTTGCACTTGTTATTGGTGCTAATAATGGTACCGATGATGACACCTTAGGTGGTTATGTTTTATCATTTAATTGGAGAGCTCTCCTTATTGAACCATTACCTGAACATTTAATTGAGTTAAAAGATAATTTCAAAAAACCAATCAAGCAAGGTAAGGTAATTGTAGCTGAAGAGTGTGTAAGTGACATTGAAGAGATTGTTCAATTTGCTTATATACCTTATAAAACTATTGTTGATAAGAATTTACACCCTGCTATTAGAGGTATGAGCTGTGTTTTACCTCCTACAAATGGGTTTGCAACCGATCCAATAACATCTAAACTGTTTGAAGAGCATAAAGTAGTTATTGAATTCATAACTAAACCAATCAATAAAATTTGTGAAGAGTTTTTCGTTGATGAAATTGATTATGTTCAATGTGATGTAGAAGGTTATGACTACAGAGTATTATCAAAATTTGATTTCAAGAAGTATAGACCGAAAATTTTTAAGTTTGAAACTCGCAATTATGATAGCGGTTCATTAGAACCAGTTCGTGAGTTATTTGAATCCAATAATTATAGTGTTTACTCCATGGATGGTTTAGATGCTTTAGCTATTGCAAATGAACATTTAGATTATTTACGTAAGAATAAACGTTGGGAAGAAGTATTAAGATTAGAAGGTTGTGAAGTAGATGATGTATTATCTAACTTTCAAAATGATATTGATACTGAAGAATATATCTCATTTGAAAAACCAGCAGTAGAAAAGTCTAATGTTACTGTAGTTACTTGTTTATGGGATATAAGAAGAGATACTTGTGAGGGTACATTTAAGAGATCATTTGATACATATTTAGAAAAGTTTGATGAGCTTCTTAAAATAGAGAACCCAATGATTATCTTCACTGAGAAAAAGGTAGAAGAGTTTATCTTACAAAGAAGATCAATATCTAACACAGTTATCGTAATTAAAGAAGTAGACGAACTCAAGACATGGTTTAGTTTCTACGAACAAGTACAAACTATTAGAAACAACCCTGAATGGAGAAATATTGCTAGTTGGCTAAATGATAGCACACAAGCTAACTTAGAAATGTATAATCCTGTGGTAATGTCTAAGTTATTTTTACTTAATGATGCAGCTATTTACAATAGTTTTAAAACTGATTACTATTTGTGGTTGGATGCTGGTATAACAAATACTATACATCCTGGATACTTTACTCATGATCAATGTTTAGTTAAGTTAGAAAAGTATCTTAACAAATTTTTATTTGTGGCATTCCCATATGAGAACTATGAAATACATGGATTTCCAGAATCGGAAATGAGAATGTATGCTAATAGTGATAAGATTACGTATGTATGCCGTGGTGGTGTATTTGGTGGTCATAAGAGCAGTATAAGTAAAGTATGTGAATTGTATTACTCACTCTTATCTGATTCATTAAACAGAGGTTTGATGGGTACTGAAGAGAGTATTTTCACAATTATAGCTCATAAATACCCTGATATTGTTGATAGGGTAATGATTAACTATGATGGTTTAATTGGTACATTCTTTGAGAACTTAAAGAACAATAATGTACAAGTTATTGGTACCAGACGTGTTAGAAGTTTAAATGATGTTAAAACAAATTTATATGTCATTACATTTAACTCACCAAGACAATTTAGAATGCTTTGTGAGAAATATGCTAAAGAAGATGGATTCTTTACACATGCTAACAAGTATGTATTAGACAATTCATTAGATTTAACTACTACTGATGAATATGTTAAGATTTGTAATGAATATAATTTCACTCACATAAAGAAAGATAACTTAGGTATTTGTGGTGGTAGACAATTTATAGCAGAACACTTTGAAGAATCTAATGCTGATTATTGTATCTTCTTAGAAGATGATATGTTTATTAACAATACTAGCATTGGTACATGTGTTAATGGATTCCAAACATACATACCTAACTTATATGAGAAGGTACATCGTATCTGCGAAGAACACGGTTATGACTTCTTGAAGTTTAGTTTCACTGAATTTTACGGAGATAACAAAACTCAATGGGCATGGTACAATGTACCTCATGAGTACAGATTGCAGAATTTTCCTGAAAGACCTTATTTACCAGCTCAGGGTTTAGACCCATATGCTCCAAAAACTAAGTTTAACAATATACATACAATAGGTAACTTACCATATATTGATGGTGAGATATACTACTGTAACTGGCCTCAAATAGTGTCTAAAGAAGGTAATAAGAAGATGTTTTTAACAGAAAAATGGGGTCATCCATTCGAACAAACATGGATGTCATACATATATCAACAAACAAAATTAGGTAATATTAAAGGTAGTTTGTTATTAGCTTCACCTATTACACATAACAGATTTGATCATTATGATGGTAACGCTCGTAAAGAGTCGTGAATAAATAATGTAGATGGAAGTATTAACGCTCAGTAATAGTACCTTTACAGGTTTAAGTTCTAACTACCCATACGATCCAACTATGGTTGTCAACACTGACAACCATGTTTCTTATGAAGGTCTGAACATATCTATTATTGATGGATTGTGTGCAGCAGTCGATACTTCTACTAATTATTACTCAGCATTTGTATTATCTGATAAAGCTAATGTTAATAACTTTATAGATATTACTACTGTTACTCAAACACCACCATATTCAATAACTACCTATTTAGGGTTATATACAGCTGGTAACATTTTACCATTGAGTAAAGTCTTAGCTACTAGTGTTACACCAGGTGTAAGTGTAGTTGCATATCCAATATTTTTTACAGACTATCAAAATAATCTTTCTTTACAAAATTATACCATTAACTTTATTGATAATGATACATGCACTATAACACAAACAATTAATACTGAGACTTATTACTTATCATATTACCAACCAAACACCGGTGTTGGTGCATTTTTAATGGTTGATAGATATCAAAATGATGAGGTAAATGTATTCAACTACATTTATGATACTAACTTTTCTCAAATCGTTTTAACCAAAAAAGTAAATGGTTTGCAAAAATATGTAAGCTATGGTAGTGCAGATAATGTATTATCTATGGTAGATTTCGTTACTGGTAGTGATGTATTTGTTAATAGTAGTGCATTTAAAATTCGTGACTATAATAACGTTAATTTAGATATACCAACTGACTGGTATTCATATAAGAAAGAAATTGATATAGATGGTTTAGATGTCAATAACGAAAGATGTGTAGATAATGTACCACTTAACTACTTGTTAAATTTTACTGTAGAGAAGTTAAGTGCTAATAGTTTACCTGTAAACATTATACCTCTTAAGAATGATAAAGATAACGAAAATAGTTTAAGTAGAGGTAGTATTATCAATAATGAATACGATGGTGTAATCCAACGTACATACACTTCACTCAACACTGGTACTACACAAATAAAAGGTTCACCAGATTTTAACACCACATTTAACAGTTACACTACCCAGCTCTTAATACCTAAAGATAACACAACATTCTTTTATTTCCCATATGAGCCATTCCCAGTTATTAAGCTCAATATTAATGATTCAAGTTTAATTAACTCTGGTGCAATAGCTGGTGATAAACCTATTAATTCAGATAAAGTATTCAAACAAAAGATAAAACAACCTTTCACTAATCAGTACAATAATAATGATTCTGAACAAACAGGTGTATATCTTTGTAGTTGGTTAAGAGGTGGTGTTGGTTTATCAGCTTTACCTATCTGGGTGGATAGATATTACAATCCTACACTTATTAATTCTATAGATGCATTAACATATACTGATACATTTGTAACACAATTTGATTTATTAGCTGTTAATAATCCTAATAATGTTACATATCCAGTGTATGATATTAAGAGTAATCTTACATTTGAGGCTGGTTATCAATATGCAATTCAACACTTAGGTGATAAGAACATTATTGAATTAATTGATACATTATCCGGTAGTTTAGTTCAACATACCTTAACTAATAAGTATGACTATCTTAACCAATATTTTGAATATATTGGTAATGAAATAACACTTGGAAATACATATTACAGCACTCTTATAGATGACACACAAGTAGTAGAAATAGCTAAATATAACAACTTCACTATTACTTTTGATCTTAGTGTTCCAAAATGGACTGAAAGCATAGGTTATCAAATATTTGGTAACTACAATACATATGGTTTAGGTGTTTTCAATGATCAACAAATTACACCATTTGTAATTACATATGATGGTAGTGATATAAGTGTATATAATTCAGAGTTATCTTTATTAGATACTGTGAATGTAGATTCTAATATTATACATTTAAGTAAGTTAGATCCTGTAGGAAACATTCTTACAATTACTGAAAATAACTATGTTACTAGAGTTGACTATAATAGTGTTATTGTTGATAAAAAGTTTATACCAAATTTAACTGAATATATTTCTTTCTATTCAACCTTAGAGTATACATATTGTTATTCACCATTTTTATCTGCTATAAGAATTAATAATGCTTCATTAGATTATGAATCATTATCAATGAATGCAATATATGTAACGGTGCCTAATTTAGCTGCAACAACATATACAATAATTGTTTTGGATGAGGTAATGTATGTTGTACCCGGTACAAATGTTAAATCATTAAATGGTAAAATATTTTTTACCATGCAGAATGGTACAACACAGGTATTTGTTGTATATGATATATTAAAAAATGCTTCTTCAGTGTTGTTTATTACAGATGTGGTAAATGATTATATCATTAATGAAGATAATACAGTATATCTGTTATATAACAATAACATGTTTTTATTGACAGATGCTGAATATAGAATTCAGACATCTAATAATTTTCCTATTGTTTTATTCACTGATCAACCAACTTTATCAGGTGTAACATTTGCAGGTATGGATTTTATCCAAAATAAAGGTGGTAATAATTTAAGTGAAACTGGTTTATGCTTTGTTGGTTTTGATACTGCAAATAAAACCAAGTATCTCATAAGAACTAACAAAATTGAAAATAGTAGTTTAATAACTATTATTAATTCAGTATCAATAAACTACACAAATCAAACCGGTTATAGAAATGTAACAAACTACAATTTTAATCACAATAATTTAACATCAACCGGTCAATTAGAATTTAGATTAGGTTTACCAAATGTGTATGATAAGACACAAATCAAACTTATTAGATTTGTGCAAGATGTAAGTTTATTTGAATCTGGTTATCACAATTTTATCATTAGATTTGACTCTGTAAATGGTGTCTACACTATCTTTATAGATGGTATTAAAGTGTATCAAGAACTGGTACAAGGTGGTCAGTATTCATTTAGTGGTATTATCAATAAAAAATTCCTTGTAGGTAATTGTATATATTACAACAATTATCCATTAGGATTCTACACTAAACAACCTTTATATTATTTCACCAATAAAATCGATGTAAAGAACTTATATTGGTACAACCAAGCATTATCATATTATGATATGTTATTGTTTGTTAAACTTAACTATCCAATAAGTGATTTAAGATTTGAATTACCAACTGGTAAACGTAACTTTGTTGAAACTATACAACAATTCTTTAAATTTAAGGTACCTGGGTTTAAATCTAATTATTTTAATGTACATATAGTTAACTTACCTGTAACTGGTACACTTAAAACACAGTTAGATAGTACATTTATAGAAGTAATTAATCGCAACAAACCAGGCTATACACAATTAAATACTATTACGTATCATGAATAACATTGCAACAGAGTTAGGTAATTATATATTCGTACCGAATAGAACTGGTAGTTTGACATTAACTAACCAGCTTGCATTACCTCTTACACTCGAACAATGTTTAATTAATAGTAATAACAACTATCAAGCTACAGCTGATTCATTTAATTCAGCTCTATCATGTTTAAACATTAATTACATGTACTTGTATAGTAAATTGTTTTTAGTTGAGAATAATTTTCCCACTAATACACCGAGTTATATAGGTAATGCTGAAAACACTACACCTACTGTAATTAATATTACTGATATAAATCAAACTAGTTTTACCACTTTAACAGCAGCACTTACTTCAGTAAATTTCACATTTAACAATTATCTCGATAATTATAGTGTATCTATAAATTTAAGCACTATAGCAACTCCTCAAGAGCTTGCCTATACATATCTCAACACTATAACAGCACTCGACAGTGGTAAATTATTTCCATTAGGTGAAGTTACCGCAGCAAGCGGTACATATGTAGTTGGATTAACTGGTATACCAGCTATTGAGGTTAATGATAGTTTTACTACAAATTTAAGTACTATTTTCTTAACACCAACTACTTATACTAATAATGGTGGTGTAATGCAATTACAGGAAACCAATAATTTTAATGAATTGGTGCAATTCTCTTTTTCATCTATTGCTTCAGCTGGTATGGATGATTTAGTAGATATACAAGTTACTAAGAATGGTTACACCGGTAAGAATGTTATATTTTGTGCTGCACAGAAACAAATCTATATAATCACTGAATCTAATGGTGTTGTAGAATTAGTTTATAGTAACACTTTACTTGGATATAATAGAGATATAGATTTCCAAGATATCACTTCAATTGTATTATATGGTGATTTTCTTTATATTGGTGATAAACATTACAATTCTATCTATAAAGTAGATGTAAGTGGGTTTATCCGTAATAATCCAATTAACAGCACAAGATTTATAGTTGATAGAATTATTGGTGGTACCGGTTCAGATAATACTCAATTCAATGCACCGGAACCACAATTTGTATATAACAATCAACTCTATGTATTTGATAGAAACAATAGTTATATCAAACTGTATGATCTTAACTTAAACTTTTTAAGAAGCATTAACTATTCTAGTACTCTTAGAAGTACACCACCTATAGCAACAGTAAAACCATTCAATTTAGGTTTATATCAAGGTGTGTATAATATCTATTATCTTTCAAGCTATGTAACAGTTAACAGCTTTGAAACATTTAGAACTAATGAAATATTGGTGTTGGATATTAACAATTTCATAACATTGTATGATATTAAATTAAGTTTCAACAATGTTGATGAGACACTTGTTGATTTTAAACAATCATCTATAGATGTACAAACAGTATATGTAGCAACTAATAAAAATTTATATAAGTTATTTTTATCTAACTTTTCACAGATAGGTAATTTCACACAAGGTATCTACAACATTAAACGTTTAGGAGATGTAGATAACAATGGTGAAGATGCATTATTTGTCTATCAAACCTACGGTAAAGGGTTCTTTACTAAATTTTTAGAACAAAATAGTTATATTAGTTTATTAACAGAGAGCAACTTTAAAATTTATTCTGTATCTGAATTATTCACTAATAGTAATGAGAATCAGACATTTATTGTTTACAATAAAACATTTAAAAAGTTATTCTATAATTTCTTTAAATTGTTAACTAACATAAAATGTAGACCGGTGTATGTTGTACAAACCAACACACCATTTAATTCTAGAACATTTACTGATTTAGAGTATATAAGTAATGCTGAATTTGAAGAATTAAACACTTTAGATGATAAGAATTTCTATGTAGGTGAAAATGAAATATTTTCAAATTCAGTTCTTAATAGAATATTAACTAACTTTTACAGATTATTACAACGTGGTTTAGCAATTGCTAGTAATAAAGTAACATTTGAATATACACCTGTTAACTTACAGAGAATTGTTAATTCTACTGTTACACCTGTATCTACAAGTACAGTTATAGCTTATCCATATATAATGACTGAACAGTATAATCAAAATGATTATACAACATTCAACAGTATAATTTTAACTGAAGATGGTAATGGTATTACTACTGAAAGCTATCAAAAACCAACTACTAAACCACAAAATCAATTAATTGAAACAGTAAATGGTACAGGTAATGTAACATCAATTAAAACTGATTATGTTAACACAGCTTATTCATTTATTGATAATAATACTGCTGTTAAATCGCCAACTTTAAATTTACCATTAACCTCTACAAATACAGCTCCAGCAGTGGTTACATATTTAGAAGCAGTAAGAACACCAACAACAGGTAATTTTACCAAAAAGATTATTGATTATTACAAAATAACTACTGTAGCTGACTATATAGATTATCTTAAATTTGTTGCAGTTAATAATATAAGACCTTTACCACCTCCAAGATCTATAGCTGCAGAATACAATTCAGCTGATCCTAAAACTTACGGTAATTATGTTTATATATCTATTTTTCAATTAGGTTTTGCACCCGCATCACCTGACAGTAATTACCCGGGGGCAAAGGCGTTAATTATCGAAGATTTAAAGCGTTCTGGTGAGTACGAAACATATAAACTTGACACTACTAAATACACATTAGTGGAGGACTTATATGCCATTCAAGTTGCGAAAGACAACAGAGGAAATACGGAAACCGTATATTTAAAAACACAAAAAGCAGTTCTTATAGATACCACTACACCTAAAGTTACAGTATCAACTGCAGTAACAATTGATCCTAACTTATTAGTTAAACCTACTGGTGGTTCGGGTTCTGGATTAGATGATACAACCGAATTAGGTTTTAGAAGACTTAACCCTTAATAAATAAAGATATATGCCTGATTTAACACCACAACCAATAAGTACGTTTCCTGAAATAACTAACCTAAATGGTTTTAACAATGACAGCTTATTGACATTGTTAAATGCTAATGCATCTACACCTGCAACAAAGAACGCTAATTTAAAGTTTAAAAACTTATATACATTAGTTAAAACAAATTTAAATTTAACAGATGCGGATATTAATACCGGTATTAATCCTGCAAATATTAATACTAATCAACTTGTTAATATTTCATCTATTACTGTTAATCAATATGGTAGAGTGGTGCAAATAGCAGGTACTAATGCATCTACTGCACCAACTGCTACAGGTGTTACATCAGGATTTTTACCAAGTTCTATTGTTGTACCACTTAATGCACCAGCCAATACACCAGTATACGGTACACCATCTACATTCACCACTGGCTATGCTGGTAACATATTAGTAACTGTATATTTTAATTTGGTGACTATTATACCATTAGCAGCTCAACCACCTTTCACCACTGCACCTAATGTATTTGTGAATAACAATATTAATTCACCTACACAAATAACACCATTCTTTCAAACAGCAAGTTATGGTAGAAATATAGGTCAAAACAGAGAATATATAATTAGCGGTGTTGCAGTAGCATTATTACCTTGCCAACCTAATACAACAAATTGGGTTATAGGTGTAACATATCCATTTTTGAATCCTTCTTATACATTTAACTATGCTGCTGTGTTTCAAAACAACTCACAGTAACATAAATAGATTATATGAGTGATTGCGCCTGCACAGATAATATGAGTTGTTCGGCAGTAGAGCCAACAAGTGCGTTTTATAGTTCTTATTTAACAAGCGTTATAAATAGTTATGACAGACTTGCAGATAGAATTTCACGCACATTAGGTGCACCATTAGTCAACATTGAAATACATCAAGATCAGATGTATGAGAACATTGCTATTGCTATTGAAATGTTCTCCAAATATGCAAGTTATACTAGAGAGTATCTTGTATTTGACTCTGCATTATATGAACCAGGACGTGGTATTAAAATTGACGTATTATTTTCACTCACACCTCCATTGACAGCTAGAGTTGGTTTCAATAATGCCAATGTTGCTGAATTATACAGTATTGGTAAAATGATTATCAATAGACCAGCTGATCCTTGGAATTTCCAAATTGGTAATATTGACCCAATTAGACCAGACACAAGAAAGTTATTAGTTGATTACGATTATCTTATCCAAGAATATCGTAAAGTTATTTCCGTAAAGGGTCTTGAAGTTGGTGCAAGTGATGGTGTAAATACATTATTCACTATTGAACAAACATTAGCACAACAAACATATTTCAGTTATTCCATGGGTAACTATGGATTTGATTTAATTAGCTGGTATGTATTAAAAGACTGGCTTAACACTCGTGAAAAGATGCTTGCATTAGATCCGGTAATTAAGTTTGATAATAGAACTCAATACATGCAAATTTATCCTGAACCCAATACATATGGTAATACAAGTAGGTATTACGGTATTGTTGAATGCTTTGTTCAAAGACCAATTAGTCAAATGATTAGTGAATTATGGGTATATCAATATGCTTTAGCATTATGTAAGATAACAGTTGGTTATGTTAGAGGTAAGTACACCGGTGTAAGCCTTTTCGGTGGTGGTAGTTTAAATGCTGCATTACTTGAACAGGGTATGGCTGAGAAAGAAAAATTAGAGCAAAAACTTTACGAAGGTGCATCATCTGGTCTTGGCGATACAGAACCACCAATGTTCATTATTGGATAATCTATGTTACCTCCAAACACATCTATAAACTTCAGACAAGGTGTATACAAACCTATCAATCGTAACAAATACAAAGGTTCTAAGGACCCTGTATATCGTTCTGGTTGGGAATTGAAGTTTTTTAAATTTTGTGATGGTAATCCAAATGTATTAGAATGGACTAGTGAAGGTATAATTATACCGTATGTTAGTCCTGTAGATAACAAAGTGCATAGATATTTTGTTGATAACATGGTTTACATTAAAGAAGGTGAAGTTAAGAAAAGATATTTAATAGAGATTAAACCATCTAAACAAACAGTACCACCTACAGAGAGTAAAAGAAAGAAGAAGAGTACAATGATATACGAGCAGGTTACATATGCTCAAAATAGAGCTAAGTGGGCTGCTGCAATGGATTATGCTAAAAAGCATAATATGGAGTTTAAAATCATAACTGAAAAAGAACTTGGGATATCTTATAAACGTTAAAAAGGTTAGATAAATATACCGAGAACAATAAATATTTTAAATGTTCAAGCTATTAGTAGAAACACCGGCACCGAAAGAGCAATTTGAATATATTCTTGAAGAAAAGAATTCAAATTCTCCTTCTAACCTTTACATCAAAGGTCCGTACATAATGGTTGACGAGACTAACAGAAACAAGCGTTACTACCCTGCTGAGGAAATGCGCAAAGAGGTTGCTCGTTATATCAAAGAAATGATTGAAACAAAACGCAGTATGGGTGAATTAAACCATCCAACTTCTGTTGAAGTCAATCCTGAAAGGGCTTGTCACATGGTAGTTGATCTCAAGAATGAAGGTAAGTTCTACTATGGTAAATCCAAAGTGTTATCTACACCAATGGGTTTAATTGTTAGATCACTTGTACAAGACGGTGTAACAATGGGTATGAGTACAAGAGCATTGGGTCAACTTTGCGAAGAATCAAACGGTGTAAATAGGGTTACAGATGTAAAGCTTATTGCTGTTGATTGTGTTGCTGATCCATCATGCCCAAAAGCATTCGTTAATGGTATATTAGAATCCAAGCAATGGGTATTAAATACTAAGGGTGAGTTGGAAGAGTCATATGATTCATTTCAAAAGAGTATTTCCAAGTTGCCAAAACACAACAAAGAGAAATTTTTGTTAGAACAAATTACCGACTTCATCAATAAAATCAGTTCAAAACTATAAATAAATATATGACACAAACGTACCATAATTTTATTTCTAGTGTTTTGGAGGAAAATTATGCTCAGGCTAATAAATATTTAAAGCAATTAGTCGAAGCAAAATTGAAGGGTAAGATCAAGAAAGCAGTTAGAAGCTGCAAAATGAAAGGTAAATAACCCAACCAATTTAAAAATTATGAGTGATATCAAAGATACCTTAAACGAAGAAGCAAAAGAGATTTTAACCCAAGAATCTCTCACTAAGCTCGAACAGCATTTCAACGAAAAAGTCACACTTCACGTTGAGAAAGCTCTTAACGAGCAAGACGAAGAATATTCTTCAGCTCTTGAAAAGTTTCTCGAAGCTTTAGACACCGACCATTCTAGTAAGTTAAAGAAGGTCGTAGAAGCAATTGAAGTAAATCATACTAACAAATTAAAGAAAGTAATTGCCAAGTATGAAGGTGCATTAACAAATGAAGCAAATGATTTTAGAAAAGATTTAGTTTCAAAGATTAGTGCATATTTAGATTTGTATCTTGAAAAGGTAGCACCACAAGATGCTTTAGTTGAGGCTGTTAAGAACAAACAAGCAGCAACTATGTTGGAGTCAATTCGTAGCGCTTTAGGCGTGGATATGGCTCTTGCTAAGGAGAGTGTTCGTTCCGCCGTTATTGATGGAAAGAACCAAATTAATGAAGCTCGTACTGAGCTTGAGGACTTGAAAGCCAAGTTTATTGCTTTAGAGCAAGACAATTCAGCACTTCGTGCAAAATTGTTTATAGAGCAAAAAACAGCCGACTTGTCAAACGATAAGAAAGGTTACGTCAAGAAAATTCTTACTGGTAAGTCATTAGACTTCATCAAAGAAAATTACGACTACACCATCTCAATGTTTGAGAAGAAGGAAGAAGAAAGACTTCAAGACCTCACTGAACAGGCAAAGGCCCAATCAACCAGCAGTAAAGTTGATCGCGTAGTGCTTGAGGAAAGTGCACCAGCACCAACTCAGACACAATCACATGAACCAACAAGCCTTTATCTTTCAGAACTTCAAAAGTATAGATAACATCTAACAATTTATTACCTGAGGGATACGAGACCGTTTTCCGTATCCCTGATATACATTTATCCAAATGTATGTTCGCAGTTAAACATTTAACATAAACACATAATATGAATCAAGTAAGACCAAGTAATTCATTCATTGACATGGGTCGCGCAAAGGCCCTTCTCGAGAAGTGGGCTCCAGTATTGGACTACACTTCTGATAACGTAAAAGCAATCACTGATGACCATCAGAGATATACAACAGCCTGCCTCTTGGAAAACCAAGAGAAGTGGTGCTTAACAGAGTCCAACAACATTGCCGGTGGTACAGGTTCCGTTTTCTCTAACGGTTCAGTAAACATCGGTCAATACGGTAACCAAATCCCAAATAGCTACGCAGCTGGTGATACTTATGCAACTGGTGACTTCAGATTGCCTAAGATTCTTATCCCAATGATCCGTCGTACCTTCCCTGAGTTGATCACAAACGAAATCGTTGGTGTTCAGCCAATGTCAGGTCCAGTAGGTTTAGCATTTGCTATTCGCTACAAGTACGATGCACAAGCTCTTGGTAACGGTGTTGACGGTCAACCAGATGCACTCAATGCAACTTACCTCAAGCCACAAGATCAATCACAAGGTAAAGAAATCGGTTATCAATACCTCGATACACGTTTCACCGGTACATCATCATTAGCATTGTCTGGTTTAGGTGCCGGTTCAGACTTCGAATACCTCCAAACCGACTCTGGTGTTGCTCAATTGCTTGCTAACTTCGAATTAACAGGTAAGATTCCACAAATCGTTACCTCATTCGAGAAGACAGCCGTTGAAGCTGGTACACGTAGGTTGGCCGCTCGTTGGTCAGTTGAACTTGAGCAAGATCTCAAGAACATGAACGGTATCGATATCGACACCGAGCTCACCAACGCAATGAGCTATGAAATTCAAGCTGAAATTGACCGCGAAATGTTAATGAGAATGGTCCAAATTTCTCTTAACGCTGGTTACAATGTTGGCTATTCTCTCTGGAGCCCAGCTTCAGCAGACGGTCGCTGGTTAGTTGAACGTAATCGTGACTTCTATCAGCACGTTATTATCCAAGCAAACAGAATTGCAGTACGTAACCGTAGAGGTTCTGCAAACTTCATCGTTTGTACACCACGTGTTTCAGCAATCCTCGAAATGTTGCCTGAATTCCAATGGGTGCCAGTCCAAGGTAACGTCAACACACAACCAGTTGGTGTTGCTAAGGTAGGTTCACTCGGTGGTCGTTTCAACGTTTACCGCGATACACGTACAGAAGCTCAATCTGACTTCTATCCTAACAGCGGTTACCCAGTGAAGCGCACAGTTGAGTATGCATTGCTCGGCTATAAGGGTCCTGAGTTCTACGACACAGGTATCATCTATTGTCCATACATTCCTGTCATGGTACAACGCACAATCGGTCCTAACGACTTCTCACCACGTGTTGGTCTCTTAACACGTTATGGTGTTGTTGACAACATCTTCGGTGCTGAATTGTATTACCATACAATTATCGTTAAGGATCTCGGTGTTGCATTCGCACCAGGTCAGCAAGTTGTTTACTTCTAAGCAATCTTGTCGGTTTGAAACAGAAAGAGCGTACCGAAAGGTACGCTCTTTTTTGTGTATTTATATATTACTGACGAGGTGTCTTAGTATAAGGCACATCAACACTAACAATATCAAAATAGTCTAAGTTAATATTTTTAGTACTACGAATAGGGCAAATGTCAATACCACCTCTACGGGTATACAAACACTTAACTCTCAAAGAGATAGGTGAAAACTTATCATACAAACGCTTAAAGATTGTTTCACAAATCTCTTCATGGAAGTGACATTCATCTCTAAATGAGACAATATACTTAGCAAGACTAACAGGGTTAATACTCTCCTGACATTGAATGTTAATAAAGACATCACCCCAATCAGGCTGACGAGTAACTCTACAATTACTCTTCAAAAGGCTAGTGTGAAACTTCTGCATTGGTAAGCCTTCAATTTCAGCCACCTTGAATTTATAATCACTTTGAAGTAACAAAGGTGATTCGCTAAATTGAGTAAACTCAACACCGTCGAGATCAATAGAATCTTCAATAGTAGTATAATTATCCCAATAAATATCATCATTTTCTGAAGTATACTTATTTTGAAATCGTACAATCTCTTTAGTAGTAAAGAATCTGCATTGAACGGTAGTCTCAAGCAATTCGCTAAGATCAACAGCTACAGCCTTTTCAAGATTAGCAATAGCATTATAAGCAGTATCACCAAATCTATACATATTGAAGCTATTCAAGTAGAGTTTCAAACTCTTACTTTCAACAATATACTTATTTGTAGCAGGGTAAACAATCTTCATTACACCTGCAACCGGTAAACCATTATTGGTCAAAGTGCTCACTTCATAAGCATTCCAAACATCATAACCATTGAATGGAGGATTTTCATCAGAAATATCCAAATGTTTACGATTGCTTTGTCGTGGCTCTCTGACAAGAATAGTCTTGTCATATTGATTAGGATAGTCGACTATCCTACCGAGGACTTTTGAAACATTAGTATTATCTATTTCTTGCATATGCAATATTATTATACCACAACCATGAGTGAAATCAAGATTATTTTAAGGTTTATAATACCTTTTCTACGATTAAATACAATAAATGGCTGTTCAACAAAAAATTAAAAGTTTTACTACATTTATAGGTAATAAAATTAGCTTTTTATTTGCTGATGGCACCACTGCCACTGCAGTATATGATCCTGTTACTGGTGCTAAAGTATCTGGTAGTGCTAATGCACCTAGTGTTTTTAGCTTAAAAAATATAGCAAAAGCTGTTAAGTTTACTGTTTCAACAGTAAAAAATTTACAAGGTTTATTACCGTCTAATTTTATTGTTGGTGATAAAGTTATAGCAGGTTATAGAGATAAAATACTTAAAGCAGTAACATTCAATAAGTTAGATTTAATAATTGGTGTTAAAAATAAGATAAAAGATGTCTTAGGTATTTTTAACGCTGGTAAAACAACACTTGCACAATTACCAAAATTATTCAATTTACAAGGTGTAAGTTTAACTGAATTAGCAACTAAAGCAACAGCGCAACTTAAAACAGCACGTGAAACAATTACTAGCTTTGTTAAGACTAACATTAAGAGTGTTAAATCAGCTATACAAAATACAGCTGATTTAGGTGATTTAGCTGTTACAAAATATAAAGAAATAGACAACTTAGCAATCAACAGTCCGTTAGAAAAGAAAGAATTAGCACAGTCACTAATTAAACAAAAACAAGTTGAGGATGCTATAGTAGAACAAAGTTCAATCAGCTTGCAAGAGAAGGCTGTAAAGAAAGTAGAAATACTTACACAACCTGTTGAAACTAGCCAAAACATTATTTCAGCAATAACTCAAGTAGAATAATTATGATTCATCAACAAAAATATAATAGCAATTACATTGGTATAGTTATACAAAATAACGACCCTAAAGGTAAAGGTCGTATTAAAGTGTATGTACCACATGTATCACCAACTGTATATAAACGTTGGAATGAATTATCAGAAGATAAGAAATTTAAGTTTTTAGGTAAAAATATTGACAGTGATTTAAGTAGAATTGTACACGAATTAAAAGAAATATTACCTTGGTGTAATTGTGCATCACCTCTTATAGGTGAGAATTCATCTGGTAGATATAATACTAATTTAGATTACGGTAGTACATCAGATAGTAGCTTTTATGGTTTAAGCGGTTTTCAATCTGGTGGTCCTTATACACCAGATTCTAATGATACCACCACCGATGGTACCGGTGAAAATGAAGGTGCAATATATGAAAAATATAAAACTAAACTTTCAGATCCATTTAGTGATCCTAAAACAAATAACGTTAATCAAGTAAATCTTTACGCTCACGAATATACACCATCAACCTACAGCAATAAAGCTAAAGGTACTTTTGGTATTCCTGCTGTTGGTAGCCACGTTTGGGTATTCTTCTATGATGGTGACCCACATTACCCTGTATACTTTGCTGCATTTCA